CCTTTCCGACTCCAGAACGCTCCGCTTCCAGCGCTACGCTGTCCGCTAACTTTCTTTGCAAGTCGGTCCTCGTGCTTCTTAGACTCTCTTTGGCCCTTACTCTTCATAAGCGAACTTAGACCCCGCTTTAATGGAGTCAAGAACGTCCCGTTCAAGGGCCTCTGCTAAGTCAATCTCTTCCCGTACGGAGGAAAGCATAGCATCTGCGCCCTGCCACTGCCGTTCGCCATACCGATAGTAGGCACCAGCACGTGTAATAACCTTGTTTAGTTTGCCAATAGCAATTAACTCTTTACCAAAGTCTAGCTCTCCAGCAGGTACTTCCCCACCCTCAGCAAAGTAGAAGTCAAAGCTAGCCACACGTGATGGTGGGGCTGACTTATTCTTTAGAACTCTAGCCTTGATTGATTGACCTACACGTCGCTTGTCTTCGCCAGTGCCAGCCTCAATCCAATCATCTCTACGCACATCCACACGTGTGAAGTAACTGTAGTTTTTTCCCTTACCGCCAGGGGTAGTACGTGGGTCACCGTACATAACGCCAACCTTGTCACGCCACTGATTAATAATGATGCCGATGAATGGGCGCTCAAATTCTGTGAGGCTTCGCTTAGATGCTAGCCCTACCTTGCGGAAAAACTTATTAGTAAGAAGGGCACCACGGCCTACTGTGTGCTCATCCATATCCTTATCATCTTCTGCGCTAGGCACTAATGCAGGTAGTGAATCAACAACGATGCAGTCAATTGCTTTGCTCTCTGCAACCTGAATGACCGCCTCATATGCTTCTTCCATGAGGTTGGTAGACACTACATAAACGCGTGAAGTATCAACGCCACACATCTCTGCATACTTTGGTACCCACTGCTCTGCCGCAACCCACACAGTTGTAAACTCTGGGTCTCGTTTTTGATTGGCTGCAATAGTCTTTAATGCAATTGCTGTCTTACCCTGACTTTCTTCACCAATGACCTCATGCCACTGATTGATAGGCCAACCGCCACCTAGCGCTACGTCTAATGAAATAGAGCCAGTAGTTATGTACCCCATAACATCGTCTCTAATATCTGAACCCAACACGATAGTGTCAGCGCCCATCTTCTTATTGATTGAGCTAAATACTTTTGCTAGTTCGCCTGTGATTGCCATTAAATGTGTCCAATGATTGTCTGTGGGTTAAAGCCGCCTGGTTGTACTTGCTTTGCTGGTTGAGCTGGTCCTGATGCCTGTGGTCCGCTAGTAATACCCTTACCCATACCTGAACCGCTCTGTGTAATTGGGTATCCACAGTCGTAACAACGTTTACGCGCCTCAGGAGTTGCTCCACCATAGTTACCACTACCGCATCCAGGGCAACGTTCTCCCATAGGTACGGCTGGAGTCTGTACTGGATAAGAATTATTCTGTGGGATGTAAGGCTGCTGTGGTTGAGGTACATAACTTGGGGTAGACGGCTGTTGTGGCTGTACCCCTAACTTCTTTGCAAACCAATCTGCATTACTCACGGTCTATCTCCATTTCTACTTTTCCCCCACCTACTACATCTGAGTCTACTATTCCAATGTGTAAACCGATAGACAACGCGCCAATAAGGGTGGACATACCAACGGCTTTATAAATAATTCGTGAAGCTTCTGTCTCTTCGTCAGTTAGACCGTCTGGGTCTTTGCCTTCTTGCATTGCAACAAAAGTATCCGCAGTCATATCTGAGATGGCATCTATATAAGACATTAAACTATACAAACGTGATAAGCGAATGTCGCTTTCTTCTTGTTCTTTAGCGTCACCTTCTTCGCTAACACGGTTTAGCCCAACCAGTTCAGCTAACTTATTAGCATCATCTAACCCCGTATCGTATAAAAACCAACGAAACAAAGTAGTCATCGGTATCTCAGAAGTTTCAATACCTATCTCATGTTTCTTTTTTCTAAACCAACTCACTTTGCTTCTCCCCACTTTTGAACGACTGTTATATCTGCTACTAAAGGAATGGGAAGAAGTTTAATTCCTTCCATAGCCTCCCTGATGGCAGCTCTTGTTTCTTCAACAAGATGGTCTGGTGTTAATGTCACAATTTCATCGTGAACAGTAAGTATTAACTTAGCCCCATCAGGAATCATGTCGTGAGCACGTATCATAGCAAGCTTAATGATGTCTGCAGCAGACCCTTGGATACGTGTGTTAAATGCTTGACGCTCAGCGCTAGCCCTAAACCCAATCTGCCTTGAGTTAATGTCGGGAAGGTAACGTCGACGCTTCATAATAGTAGTAACGTACCCTTTATTACGGGATAGACCAATAACCTTAGCGCGGTACTTAGCCACAGATGAAAATTTATCTGCAAAGTCTGTCAGTAGGCTCTTAGCCTCATTTACTGAGCACCCAATAGAACGGGCAATTTTGTCAGGCCCTACACCATAAGCCATGGCTAGTACTAATACCTTGCCCGCCTTTCGGTCAACACCCATGGTGTTACCTACAGTTGTATAGATGTCTCCCCCATCTAAATAGTTCTTCATCATAATAGGGTCTTCTGACATTGCCGCGATTACGCGAGGTTCAATCTGTGAGTAGTCCGCTACAACTAACTTGTAACCGTTTGGTGCATAGAACAAGTTACGAATAGATTTGCCATGGTCTGTATGTGGAGCAGGCACGTTCTGTAAGTTTGGATTACGACTAGAAAAACGCCCAGTCTCCGCGCCCCACTGAACAAAGTCCCCATAGATACGACCGTTGACTAGCATGGATTCACGCATCTCTGTCTTTGATTTACCACCGACAGTCTTAGTGACCTCGCCACCTAGATACGGGATAACGTAGGTGCTTAGTAATTTATTTAAATCAGCGTATGTAAGGAGGGCGTTTACTAATTCATCTTTCTCACGGTAGGGCTCAAGCGCCTCGGCAGATACTGAATAGTCTTTATAGTCAAGCTCGTTCTCATCTTTTTGAGAACCTTTGCCAGTCAATAGCTGTGGGCGTAAACCTCTACACCCCTCTGCTCGTGGGCCATAAAGTATGTACTGCTTCTCATTGTTAGAATTAATGTTGAACGGCTGACCAGCGATACGGTAGATGTTGGACTTGACCTCTTCAATTTCAATGATTAACTTGTCATAAAGAATTTGAAGCTCTTCCATATCGATAGGCGCACCTGTTAACTTCATGTCACAAAGAACACGAAGCACATCCATCTCTAGGGTCATAACCCCATCTACATCAGATGCAGTTAGTTTTGGAACAAGCGTCTTCCACAGTAAGAATGTGTACTTTGAATCTAAGTAAGAATACTTAGCGACTTCATTAAATGAATACAGTTCAACTTGATGACCGATACCTTTTTGCATCGAGAACCCAAGCTCACGCTGTAGGCAGTCATCTAATCCAAGCTTGCCCTTGTTCTTGTTGTCATATAGAAATGACGCCATGAGGGTGTCAAAGTATGGGCCTGATGGCACCTGTCCACCGTAATATTTAGCAACAGAGCTGAGGTCAAATACAAGGTTGTGACCTATAGTTAATATACTATCGTTGAATAATAAAGGTTTTAAAGCCTTGAATACCTCGGCTGGAAATAACTGTTCTGGGGCAGCATCAAATACCTTGATGGCTTTCTTCTTATCTCTTGAATAATCTAATTCACGCGCAGGAAGACCAGCAGCAACGCGCTTCTCACCTTGGCCTGTCAATGGAAATGATTCTGATATGAACTCGCCGTGAGGGTGCCCCATTGGGATTACATCGCCACGGTCATGTGTTGCAAAACTAATCCAGAGAACCTCATTGACTGCAGGTATACCTCTGTTATCGCCTACGGTCTCCACGTCAAAAGCAAAAGCATCTTGCTTAAGATAGTGAGCAACCATCTCATCTAATTGTTCTTTAGTCGTAATTATGTTCAAGTTATGTCCCCTGTGTGAGCTAAGGGGTCAAGTCGGGGATATGACCTGACCCCTTAGCAACCTGTTGTTTTAGGAAAGTGAAGCAGCGACTGCTTCTAGTTCTTCCCATGTTGGCTCCTTGATAGCGGAGCGTTCAAACGGCACCATTGCAGCAATTGCTTTTTCAATTGCTTCTTCATCTGTAATGCCCCAGTCCTCAGCGAGGTCACGTGGCTTAACAGGATTGATGTGGTACACAGTAGACTGCATTTTACCTGTACGACTAATCGCCCAGTAGTTCTTGGTTAGAGGACCTGCTGGTGAGAAGTGTGCGGCATGCAGTGACTTGTATAGACGTGGACTTGCAATAAGCATTTGACGCTGTGGTCCGCCAGGTGCACTTAGGTTGGCAACTGTAAATGCTTTCTTGTCTTCAGGCTTGCTTCCAAGCTTTACACACAATGGGTCATTAGCACCAAGTGAAACGAATGAACGCTTACCACTTGTAATCTGTGACAGGAAGTGCTGCTTATAGATAGCGAATGGACCATCTTGGTCAAGGAACTTGATTACTTGGAACTCTCCATCGTTGAATTTAAACTCAACTGGATATCCGCCTGCTGGTGCAGATGCTTTATCTGCTGCTTCCCAACCAGATTGAATTACTGAGCTTGTGCTCTGTGCTGGTCGGTCTGTGATTGGAGCACTGTTTGAGAACTCGTCGTTCTCTGGAAGGTACTCATCTGTTCTGTTTACTGCCATTTGTTATCATCCTTTTATTTTAGTTTGTTTTATTTTCAGTTGCTCGGATGTCAGTCCAAGCCTCGGCAATCTTATTACTAAGTTGTCGGTGTAGCGACCATTCTACACGCTTTGTGTGAAGGACGCCAGCCGAACGAAATAGTTCGATTGTCGACTCCACCATGGCCCTAGAGTACAAACGTCGGCCTTGGTGGTCCTCCCCATTAATGTTTTTCTTAGTGGGTAGGCGGTACGGAGATGCAGGTAGGTAGCCCTCTTTAATCCAAGTTCGGATAGTTATTACAGGGCGACCTAGGGCTGCTGCAAGCGCACCAATAGAAAACAACTCAACCTCATTACCGTTGGGTAGTGTCTTCTTAGTTGGTTTGGCATCCCAAGATAGGTCAGGTTCTATTTCTGGCTTCTTGGGGACGGATACCTTGCGCTTGCGCTTACTGTTTGGATAGTACTCATCCAAATCAGAAAGAATAGAATCAATAAAATCCTCTGACATTACTTATCCAGTAAGAATGCATATGAGACTTTAGATGGGAACATTGCATCGATGTCTTCTTCAGTTAAATAGTTTTCATAAAACGCTGCCATGATTTCTGCCTCATCAATCATAGGAACCATTTTAATACACTGGTCTTTAATACCCTTCTTGGTAAGGATATCTTCAGCAATCTCCATGTTAAGTGATTTAGAAACACGACGCTGACGCGTAAGTGTTATGTCTCCAACTGTTTCGTCTTCTACAGTTAGAACGCGATGGCCTCTGTCATCCGCTTCAACAGAGTCAACAACTTCAATTAAACGTTGTTTGATTTCGTTCTGTCGTTTTGTAATCATGTCAAGCTCATCTTTAAGCATGAGGTATTGACGAATATTGTTCTTAAGTTCTTTGTCTTCCACGGTATCCCCCTTGGTTAGGGGATTAACCTATGCCCTACTTAGAGGCGCTGTCAACCTCAGATTTGTATTCTTCTAGGGCTTTAATAATAATGCTAGTGACTGTAACGCCCTCTTTGGCGGCCTTCTTCTGAACGGCAAGCCATAGGTCATCGGCTACGCGGATAGTACGCGTCGGTGTCTTAGGTGCGTTAGGCATTAGATAATCATACCTGCCCAACGATAAACGTTGGGTGTAAAGCTCTCCCCCAAGGACTCGAACCTCGATAGGCGGAACCAGAATCCGCAGTCTTGCCAATTAGACGAAGGGAGAT